CCAGTTTTATATTTAGGGAATAGTACCAATACGTTTAGTCCCGAAGGTAATGTAGGCAAAGTAGTCAGAGCGGCACAATCGTATAAATTTAGGCTTGTTAGTCCCGAAGGTAATGTAGGCACAGTAGTCAATGAGGCACAATTACTTAAATTTAAGTCTACTACTTGATCAGGTATTCCTGTGATTGTAGTTAAATCAGCAGCATTTATGGTCAGAGTAGTTGGCAGTCCGGTGCACCCTGTTAAGATAAGGGTTTTTATCGTAGATGGTATCGCTGGTAGTGCTGTTAAACTTGTCTGGTTAGATAAGTCAAGCGTAGTCGATACGGTTGCTGCTGCCATGACAATCGGTAGTTTTACATCTTGTACTGCAGATGCCATTACAAGAGGTTGATTAATGCCAAATCTTAAATTTTTACGCATTTTATTATATAGAATGCGTTTTTTTTTTAACACGTAGTCTTCTATTTTAGCCTAGATACCATTGTCCACCAGTTGGAATATTATAGCTTACGACACCACTCATAGCCAAAGGGGTTGACCGTATATCAAAATATTTAAGTGTTGACAGTAAAGTTGGAGGAATATCAATGAAGCGAATATGTGTATCTCTAATATCAAGCGTATTTAGTGCTGTACAACCGTCTATCTGTAAGGATGTTAAAGCTGTAGGCATACCTTGTATAGTTTGTAATAATTTACAGCCACGTAAATCCAAGCTTGTTAGATTAGATAAATCAAGCGTAGTCGACGATACTGCTGCCATGACAACAGGTTGTTTGATGCCAAATTTCAGAGTTTTACGTATTTATTATGGATAACGTGTTAATTTTTCCCTTGCTGTTTGACCCATACTGTAGGACCCTTTTTCTGAACTTTAGCAGGATCGAAGTCATCACCAGCTAACATTGTAGAACTAAATGGTTGATTATTAGCCCAAAGCGAATCATCACATAACCGAAAACTCGGGTGATCATTTGCCTTGTACCAAAAAACTTGATCTTCTAACTTGTTGGATTGAACACCATTTGCGATTACTAGACATTCATAATTTTCAGTACATTGATCCATAAATTGACAAAACATTTCAAATGTTGGGAACATACCTGCATAGTTATCGTAGATTCTCTTTCTATTTGTGATGTTATTCTCACGCAAGATGAATACGAAATCTATATTTGTTCTCAAGTTAGGTGTGATACCCAACGGGTACTGCATAGTAATCAAGGTTACCATATCGATATGACGACCGTTCATGAATACGTAGCGGGTTGATTCTTCATTGATCCATGACTTATCGTATAGGCAGTCGTCTAGAATCAGAAATGCACGAGGATCTGATTGAGAGTTTCCTCCATGAGATTTCTTGTCGTGATTTCTTTGCTGTTTGACAGCTAGCTGACGTTTTATTGCATTCATTACGATTCCAGGACTATATTTATCATGAATCAATTTGGATGGAACCATATCTTGAAAAAAAGGATTAGCAACTTCTGTACCAGAAATTACGGTTCCTACAGGAAAGCACGCACGAGTATTAGCAAGAATATCGCGAACCAAGAAAGATTTGCCAGTATCTTTCTTTCCGATCAGAACAATCATTGGAGATTTACGCGAGTCGATCTCACATCGATCAACAATTGTTTGAATATTGAACTTTTTGATTTGAAAATTCATCGCGTGAACTTTCCTATATTGGTTTAGGGCATGGATTATAATTGAATAAATGAAGCGTAAGCAGACAACTGAATTACGTACAAATCCGGTACCGTTGGTTGTTGGGAGAACACCATGTAAAGCTGATCTATGGAATGTAACAAAGTTACAACCATTTTTTCCTCCGATTGAGTGTTTGTTTAAGACAAATTCATTGGAGCGTGTACAGGAATATGGGATCAAAATGAATGACCCGATTATGTCTGTTGATGGAAGTTTAGGTAAGCTTGCCTCTGGTCGTACTTTAGAAGTTCATCCAAAAATTACTATGCTTCTGGGACCTTTCAAGTGTATGAAAGGTGAGTTTGGTACATTTGGGTTACCTATGCTTTCAGATCATGCTCGTGAGACTCAAGCAAAGTTACAGAGTCACAATACAGCAGGATATGTTGGATCTATTTTGTCGGTTGTTCTTGCTCAATCTGGGTGCCAACATTTTCCGGAAGTTGTAGGTGTATTTACTGGGAATGCTGTGACTCATACAATTAATATATCAGATGACTATGAGGAACTATCTGAACGCCCTTGGTTTTCTCAGAATATTGGCAAGACGTTTGATTTAAAGTTGGACGAACATACTGGGACGCCAATTGAATATACACGATCTGCTAGACTTTCATTACAGATGGGTGAAGATGCAAACCTAGACGGTGTTGAAGAATTAGACTTTGTTCCTGCTGAAGGTGTTGCGGCAGAAATGTCTCCTGTATTTAAGGAAGATATTGAGGAAGAAGATGATGAATCTTCATCAGATGTCTCAACTTCTTATATTTTTCAGATTGAGTCAATGAATAGTTCTTTTGAAGGAAGTGTATGTTCTGATGATTCAGAAGAAGATGAACCATTTGCTTGGGCAACTTTTAAGAATGTTCCTGTACAGATGACGGTTATGGAGAAGCTTGATGGGACTCTGTATGATTTACTCAAAACAAATCCAGAATCGGATAAACATTTTGCATGGATGGCTCAAATTATTTTTGCGTTGGCATATGCTCAGAGAAACTTTGCGTTCACTCATAATGATCTTCATGGCAACAATGTGATGTTTAAGAAGATTGATAAGGAGTTTTTATATTACTTCCACGCAGGGGTAACCTATAAAGTTCCGACATATGGATATTTGCTAAAAATTATAGATTTTGACCGGGGTATTGGATCTGTAAAGTTGCCTGGGATGAAGGAGGCTAAGCTTTTTATGAGTGATCAATTTTCGGCTAACGAAGAAGCAGGTGGTCAGTACAATTGTCAACCATTTTATACGGAAAGGCATGCGATCATAAAGCCGAATCCATCTTTTGATTTAGTTCGTTTAGCTACATCTTTATTTTGGGATTTATTTCCTTTGGGTCCTAAACATGACGATTACCAGGAACAACCACTTTTTAAGCTGTTCATAAAATGGATGACGTTGGACGATGATACAAGTGTCCTGTTCTTTAAGAAGAATCCTAAGGTTGATCGGTATGTTGGGTTTTCATTGTACAAGGCAATTGCTAGATATTGTAAAGATGCTATCCCACGCAAAGAGATATCTGAATTGAAGTGCTTTATTGGTGATGCTGTTGTAGGAGAGCCGTGTTTAATTATTGATGTTTAAGTAATAACTAAAGAATAAATGGAGCTTCTCAAAGATTTCTATGTGGTTGCGATTATGACGAACCCGGAACGTTACAAGACTCGCCCCAGACTCTTCAAGGAGTTTATGGGTCGCATGGAAAAGTATGGAGCTCAGCTCTATGTTGTAGAGGGAGCCTTTGGTGACCGTGATTTTGAAGTAACAGACCCGTCTAACCCTCGCCACATTCGTGTAACACTTGAATCTGAACTCTGGCACAAGGAGAACCTTATCAACATCGGCATCAGTCGTCTTCCTTCTGACTGGAAGTATGTTGCTTGGATTGACGGCGACATTGACTTCGTTCGCCCCGACTGGATGGCCGAGTGTGTTCATGAACTTCAGCACCACCCTGTTATTCAGATGTTCGAGGATGCAATTGATATGGGTCCCGAGCACGAGGTAATGACGACATCAAAGGGATTTGCATATTGCTACAAGAAGGGGCTACCACAGAAGAAGACTAAGTTTGGAGCTGATGATGAAGGCTATTACTACACGCAGAAGTATGCGAACGGATACTACTGGCACCCTGGCTATGCGTGGGCCGCAACTCGTGATGCTATCAATACGTGCGGAGGTCTTTTTGATATGGCCATTGTTGGTGCCGCCGACCATCACATGGCTTGTTCTCTCATTGGCACACCTGAGAGAAGTATTCCTAAGAAAGTTGGAAAGTCATATCGCTCTGCAGTAATGAGCTGGGCTGAACGTGCTGCTCGTCTTCATAATAACATTGGTTACATGAAGGGAACCATCTACCATTACTGGCACGGCAAGAAGCGTGACCGTCAGTATAAGGACCGTTGGGATATTCTAGTTGATAATGATTTTGACCCCACCAAGCACATCCACAAGGACTGGCAGGGAGTATGGACTCTGTATCCAGGACACGAGAAGCTTCGTGATGAGATTCGCGTATACTTTCAATCACGTAATGAAGATAGTATTGATAAGGAATAAATGAGTTGTCCACATGCTATGATATTTGGTAAACCGGGTACTGGGTTTCATTCTACTAGATTCGGAGGGTATGCTGTTGGAGATACCTTAGGAACCGTTGTTCTTGCTTTGCTGACTGCTTGGATTTTCAAGATTAATTGGATTCTGTCTATAGTTGTATGGTTTGTAGCCGGGGAGATATTACACTATTACTTTGGTGTTCAAACAGCTTTTATGACAACATTGGGAGTTAACGTAGCCTGTGCATCCGATACAACTCAAAGAACAGGCCTAAAGTAGCAGAAACTAGAAAGAACCATGCATAATGATGTTGAGTTTCATACACTATGATATATAAGCTGAACCCAATGCTAACTATTGAAAGTAATAACAGCATTACATCTGGCGACTTCATTTGTATATGTTTTAGAAAGTAGGAACGCCTACGAACATCTCTTGGATAGGAGCTGTTTCTGGTACAACTGCCTTTACGGCTTCAATAGCAGCTTCAGGAGATGATACTGAATATGTGATTCCTCCGCCAAGAAGTCCACCAATTGATGTAAGTTTTAATGCAGATAACCAATCGATAGGTTCCCCTCTGAACTTTCTATCAAGAGCATACAGAATGAAAGCGATTAGAGCAACTGTAACAGCAATATACAGCGGCATCATTTGTTCACAAACAATGTGAAAGTTTATAGATTTAGAACGAGCGAATCACCTTCTGCTTTTGTATCGAGCTCGGCCATAATATCAGTCTCAGGAATTTCGACTTCTTCCTTCGTTTCGGGTAGCATCTTTTCATCCAGGTCTGTAAAAGAAAGCTTATCATCCTGTTCATCGTTGTTCTCAACAAATGAGAGTGAACGAGGTCTGTTATCCTCCTCTTCCTCCTCCTCTTCATCTTCGTCAGGAAGATCTTCGAATACTACGGACTTTGAAGCAGGAGGAGGAGCTGGCTTATCCTCTGCAGGGGGTTCAGTAAAATATGACTTAGCAATAACTTCCCAAGGCAAGAATGCCCGAACAACATCATCAATAGTCTTGTAGATAGTCTGTTCGATCTCTTGGCGATTCTTTGCTTGTTGTTCAGTAGGGATTCCAGTAACCTTGAATAGGTATGCTACTTGCCATAGCTTTCTTGCAGAGTGTTTGTACAGTTCATGAATGAATTTGGTTACATTTGGACGTTCAAACTCTACACGGACTTGAGAGGAAGCTCCACGATATTGAAGGGCGGCAAAAGACTTCATGTAAGAAAGGAAGACGCCCATAAGAAGATCATCCATGTATCCACACTTAGATACTTTTAAGATGCGTTCAACCTCTTCTGCAAGAGTACTATCTGACCATTCGGGGATCTTGGTAACCATATTTTGGAAAGTTCTCAGAATCTCATCGGGTTGCTTATTGCGTTCACACAGTTGCTTGGCACTATCATGAATGCTCCAAAAACCTTCAGCTAGGCGGGGAATAAGCAAAGAAGCTAGATGTTCACGTAGTTGTACTTTTGCTACTTCAGTGTCGCCCATTTGTAAAATAAAAACGGATTTGATTTCTGTTAGATTTACGGATCAACACATGTATGACGGACTGGGAGTTGGTGAAGGAGCTAAGATGCTATATACTATATCACGGACTTACAGCAGCCCAAGCATGGATCATGTACCCAAATCTTGTTCCCGTCTAAATGACCCAGAAGAGCCCGAGACACCTGAAGTTTTGGTGATCTCTGATCTAATTCAATAAAAACGGATTCTTTCATTTTTAATTACAAATTTTTAAACAGTTATCATGGCATCCATCCAGCAGCTCAACGACCTTAAGAAGTCCATCGAGAAGCAGATTGACAAGCTCATTGCTTCCCTCCCCCCTGTCGCAGATGCGACTGGTGATGATGTGGAGCCTGAGAAGATGACGCCTCGCCAGAAGCTTGACAAGCAGCTGGAGGAGGCAAATGATAAGCTCAACAAGCTCAACGAGAAGATCGCTGGCGGGAAGAGCAAGATCCCTGACAAGGATGAGGAGAACAAGACTAAGCTTGAGGAGAAGATCTCCGGGCTTGAGAAGAAGATCTCCGACCTGGCCGAGAAGGCCAAGCCCAAGTCTGCAAAGGCGAAGGCTGAGAAGAAGGTAGCCGAGAAGGTGCCTGAGGCCGAGAAGGCAAAGAAGAACATCCCTCGCATTACGCCTGCCATGACTACAAAGCTGAAAGAGGCTTTTGAGTTGGTGGGAGCGGCGTGGGATGACAAATACAAGGCAGAGTTTGTGACGCAGGTCAACTCTCTGTCTGAGGAGCAGTACGCGGAGTTTGGCCTTGACGGCCACATGTCCAAGTTTGCAAACATGCACGTACCGGCCGCTGGAGGCGGCGGTGGTGGTGGCCCTGGCCCGCTTAGTACGCGGACGGTGTCTCAGCTTCATAAGCTTCACTTGAATCTCAAAGAGATGTCTGCTGGTGTTTACCAGCACAAGACAACTGGTGAGATGTTTACGGGTCCTGCAGAGGATCCTGATGAGGAGTTTGAAGATGAGACTGTAGACGGTGTTGAGTACATCGTTGGGCAGACCACAAAGCGTGTTTACATTGCTACTGATGGCCCCGACGAGTTCGTGGGCTACTGGGGCGTGGGCAACTTCTACGATGTAGACCTCTAAAGAAATTAAATTTTTCATACTTCTGTACCTGTTATTTCTGGAATAGGAGGTGGTGGTATACTGCTCCAATTAAAGTTGATAAAATCAGGAGCAAATAATGAAATAGCAAATACCCAAAATATTTGTACGGCTGCAATACCAATTACAAATCCTATTAAACCAGCTGGACCAAGTGCTGAATCTGCTAAGGCAAGTTTTACTGTTGATAAAAAAACAATAATAGCAAAAACTATTCCTACTACAGAACTACCAAGACCCTTTGTCCCAAATTGATAAGCAGAGAATATGAAATAAGTTCCAATAAGAGACATCAATCCATACCAAATAGTAGTTTGAAATTGAGCCATTGGACTATTGTCTTGCTTGGGGGGCTTGACATCAGGAGAATTGACTACAACTTGCTCTGCATCATTTTTTGTAAAAAGTGTGGGAGCTGCTCCATTTAGGGATATATTTGCTTGGAATGTTTTTGCTACACCTGGAGCAGGATCAAGTATACCAAATGTAGCAGGACTAACTGTAAAATTTAGCTGTCCATCTTTTACCAAACCAGTTACCTCTGCTGTGACATCTGTAAAAGCTCCTTGAACTCCATATGATGCCTTGATAACTTCCAGTCCCTTTGGTGGTTCGGTGGCCATTCTCTTATTATGATGAGAATACAACATTTGCGATTCCTCTCGTTATGCGTAAAAAGTTGTACGCCTCAACATAGGCTGTAGTTGTATATGTATACAATCTAACAGCATCAGATGACTTGGTTACCACCGTAATTACTTGATCGGGTCTTAAGCCTTGTCCGATAATATCTCCAGGAGTATTCGGACCTACTTGAACAGGAGCATTGCTCAGAGCAGTTGACTTTAGAATACATCCAGGAAGGATATTCTGATTTGTACTAAATGGTGGATCTTGAAGTGTCAACCGTAGAATAGTCTTATTGAACATGGATCCATTTATGTGACCTGAAGGCTGTTGACTATCGTGATCAATAGCAAAGGAATATGTGTAGATACCAGGAAGAATAGATACATTTCCGGTATGATGGCGATAGTTCTCCAGATATCTGAAAAAATCGAATGTTTTTGTATTAAACCGATCAGCACCATCGAGTACAATTACGCCATCAATTAGGATATCTGTTGCACTCAAATTCTGACCTACAGCAATACCACTTGAATACCATGGAGTCATTGTATTCGCAAAATAAGTAGCATATATATTTGAGATTTGATTTGTATAGTTGTCAACGCCATTATTCGCAATTACATCGGATCTTCTAGCTACCCACACAACTCGTGTACACAAATTTCTTAAAGCAAGTTCAATATCATTTCCAGCTCCAAATAATCCAGGCACAACAACTGCTCGATTATCTTTGATCTTAAATGAATTATCGCTTTTTGCTAACTGGATAACTTCGGCATCCCCAAGAAATATGTAATTTGCTTCAACATATGGGTTCAAAGCCCATGTAACTAATGATAGATTGATTGGTGCTGCTCCAGAAATAGTTGGGGGAGCTAGAAATAACGACATAGGAAAATCAGCAGGATTTGCTCTGATTCTCTGACCAAAAGTTTTTGTACCAATAGATAGCTGACTAAACATAGACGTAGATGTGTTGCGTGTATCACGGATAGTAAATAGATCATAAATAGACGCAAACTCGATCACAATTTCTACTTCTGAATACTGCAACGCTACCAAAGGAAGAGCTGATCCAATATCCTCACAAAACCAGAAGTGAAGTGGAATTACCAGATCTCTAGAAAGGATGGATGGCTGAGCTATATTGCTACCAGTTGTAATAGAATGTGGGTACTGGTTCATGCGATTACCAGCATTTGCTGGATCGTAGAGTTCTGGAACATTACCAACCATACCATCAACAATTCTGCGTTTATTTGCAGAATGTGTCATATACGAGTATAACTTCATCCACTCACCAGTATGTGTTACAATAGCAGAACCGTTGATCAGAACAGAAACAGAATTGATCATGTTATACCCAATGTTTGGAATCCATTGAAATTCATAGCCAATACCAGTAGCATCGGGTGCCAGTTCAGGATGAAGACCAGGAGTTACATTTGCTATGGGTGAGAATATGTCAGGTAAACTGACATGAACATAGCAATCATGTACAAGTTGTGCATTACGATCAACTTTGACTCGCATGGACTTGAATGATGATGTATTCAAATCCAGATTTGTTGAACGGAAATCAAGCCTGAAGTGTTCCATAGCAAATTCAGTATGACGTTTATAAACAGATCGAAAGTGAGTAAAGGAAGGAGATCCTGTCACAAGTTGATCTTGTGCGCCTTTATTCACTAATTGCATTAAGCCACCCGGCATTTCTTATTATACTATAAGATTGTTAAAACATGTCTAATTGAATCGTAAGATCATGTGTTATGTTGGAGCTGCTATTACCACTATAAGTAACTCCTACGTGAATTCTATCTCCTACATTCAAGTTCTGTGTTGAGTTGTAATAAGATACACTAATTGGACCACTGCTTCCAGCAAGTAACGCTGCAAAATTTGTAATTGGAACCATTACGCCAGTTGATACCGGAGTATAATAAACTTGTATAGTTGTGCCTTGAGTTAGACCTGGTCCAGTCACGCATGAGGCATTTAATCCTGATAAAATTGCAGGTTGTTGAACTCGGTAATATGCTGCTGGAAGTCCTGGATCCGGAAAGATGCCTGCAGAAACTGCCTGTGTTCCTGGCCATAAATACCCAGCAGTAACTCCGCTTGATATATTTCCCCTTAATCCATAATATATAGTTGTTGGGTATATATATGTTGAGAAAGGTCTTCCTCCTGCTGACTTTGTAACTAAATCGACGCCTGGGCCTACTTGAATCCCGGGTAAAGCAAGATATGATGGATCTGCAACAGTTATAGGTGTTGTTTGAAGAATATCTGAATGAGTATATGCATCTGCACCATCGGCATATTTTTCAGCTCCAATTGTTGTTGAACGCATTTGGATCGAACCTAATAACAACCCAGATAGGTCATTTGTTTCTACTCCGACATATGAACCGGTTGATCCAATATACGGCCTTTGAACCGAAATATTCGTATCGCGAGTTGACATGACATTTGAGCCACTAACTAAAATTCCACGAACTGTACCTGCTCCGGCTGCCGCAACATTGATGGTAGAACCTTTTATGCTATTGAATGAAAAGCTGGAAGGAGATGGCCCCCCAGTTCCTGCTGCATTAATTCCATAAAAGTTAGTATTCTGACTTGTATTATTATCAGTAGTACCCACATTCAAAACACATGTTCTAACTTTTGATGTTGTAGTAGATGTTCCTCCAAAAAGAATACCAGTGATAGTACCTGCTGTTGCTCCATAAGATGATAAGTTTAACGTCAAATCTTCTACCCGATTATATTCTCCCATCGTTATCAAAGCAGTATTTCCAGTTACACCAGATAAGTTCAATGATGTAGTTTGAAGACTCAATCCTCTGATTGAAATACCATTTGGCAATACAAGACCAGATGTTAAATTGTAATTCCCTGGCATAATTGCGACGTGTTGTCCATTTACAGCAGCAGCAACAGCAGCATCAACTGTTTGATATGGTGACCCTCCCGGAGAAGCAGTTGAATTATTACCAGATGGATCTACATATAATACATTTGTATAAATTAGTGTAGGTGTTGGTACAGGTTTCCATACAACATTATTAAGACCATCATTTCCTAAATATTGTCCTGATGAGCCATAGCTATTATTGATATTAACCTTAAACGTTGAACCATTTATTTCAACAAGTCCATTATTATTGGTACTAATATAAACCTTATCTCCTCCAGCAATTCCAAGAGTTCCTGTATTTCCACTAATTCCAACACCCATATTGCTAGAATTATCATCAAAGTAAACAAAATTACCATTAGGACCGCCACTCAATGCATATCCGGTTGTTCCTATAAACTGGGTTTTCCATGTAAAATCACTATTTCCAGTCACATCCGTTCCATCATAGTATAATACAGATCCAGTAGGACCACTGAATGTAAATCCACCCGTAGGACCTTGAGGTATACCGAAATTAAAGATACTGGCATATGATGTACCAGAATCTCCTACTGTAGCAGTGGATCCTGGAGGTAATGTAGTTACAGTTCCTATTTGAATTGTGGCAGTTGCACCCGTAGAACCTGTACCACCAGTTGCACCTGTAACACCAGCACCAGTAGCTCCTGTGTCACCTGTTGCTCCAGTAGGTCCTGTTTCACCAGTTGCGCCTGTGACACCAGTT